GTTTATTCCAAAGGCATCATTCCTGAGTCCGTTTCTGCTAAAGGCGCTGAAGGCTTTAAAAACACCAAGATGCACACAGCCAAACCTGATCACTCACCAGCTAAAACTGGCGACGTGAAATTGGGTAACGGCGGTGGTTACGCTAATGGTGGCACCATTAAAGGTGGCAACTGGGAAAACCGTCCTGCAAATACAGCGAAAGCTGGCAAGACTGGTGGAACAACTGGTGGCGTCCGCAAGGGCAACGCTGGTGGCTACAAAGAAGGTGGTGCAACAAAAAAAGCCTACGCGACGGGGGGTACTGTTGATACAGGCAAGCCCGTCGCGATGCCCAAAAAGCCAGTATCAAAGCCAATAGCAAACAGTTTGCAGTCTGGAACGTTTGCTAAGGGTGGGAAGGTCGAGAAAGCGGAGAAACCAAACCTCCGTCTCATCAAGACCCATACAGGCCCTAAAGGTGATGTAGCTAAAGTTTATAAAGACAAAGATTGGGGTGAGCATCGCGTGAAGTTTTTCAGTCCAGAGGGTAAACACCGTTCTGGGTCTGACTATCACACCGATGACTTGAGCGATGCTCATGACACCGCAAAGAGTCAATTGAACCGCTACAACACTGGTGGAAGTACGGCAGACGCATCGAAAGGTGCATACGATAAGTCTATCGGCCCAAGCGAAGAGGAAATGGACATGGCGAAAGCTATCCGTTCAGTTCCACGTAAGCTGTTCGAAGGTGCGAAAAGCATGATGGGTATGACCCCCAAGCCTGCTGGTAGCGTTACAAAAACTGAGAAATCAGTTACTGTGACTCCTGCCAACAAAAGGCGCGGTGGTAGTTGCTAAGTAAGGTGGGGGCTTCGGCTCCCACTTTTTAATTTAATTTTGGAGAGCCACATGGCAACCGTAATTTCATCAATTACAAGGCAAGGTACTTTTGAACCTTTTGGCTTGCAAGTTTCTCGCGGTCAAATTCAAGGTCACAGCACGGTCATCGTGTTTGGCTACAACCCAGATGTGGATACATCTGAAGAAACCGTGTGGCCTGATGGCGGCACGATACCCCACCCAACATCTGCATCAGTTTTAAAGATCAGTTCATCTAGTGCCGATGACGCATCTGCTGGAACTGGTGCGCGTACTGTCTACATCGAAGGTGTGGACGGCAATTATGCAGTAGTCAGCGAGACGGTGACATTAAATGGACAAACAGCGGTCAACACTACAAACTCGTATTTGTATGTGAACAGCTTCTATGTAGTCACCGTTGGCTCTGGTGGTGCAAACGCAGGCAATATCAATGCAGGCACTGGCACGGTGACATCGGGCGTCCCAGCAGTTCTATACGACATCATTGCGGCTGGCTACAACAATCGAACCACAGGTCATTACTGCGTACCCGCAGGCTACACTGGCTATATGACTGAAGGTCTTTTGTCTGCTGGACAAGCCTCTGGCTCAACTTCCGTTACTGGCTTTTTAAGACAAAATGGCCCCGACAACATTTTGCGTGTTGGCGCAGTTGCTACTGTGAACAACAGCGCCGCTGTGTTTATGTTTGAACAACCTTACATAATTCCTGAAAAGAATTGTGTTGGCGCAACTGCGGTTGGTGCCTCGGCAAACAATGCAGTAAGTTCATACTTCAACATTATTTTGATCAAAAACGGCCCTTGATATGCCAAGCAAATCACCAGATCAAAAACGTTTGATGCAAGCCGCCGCTCACACAAAGGGTGGCTTTGGTGGTGTGCCTCAGAAGGTTGGAAAAGAGTTTGTAGAAGCAGACAAAAGGAAAGCCATGAAAAAAGCTACAGGTGGTGCTGTCGATCCAATGAACTACGACAGCGACTGGGATTACTACCGCGCTTCTGGTCGGATGAAAGATGACGACAATGATCAAGAGCCACAACAGCCCCCTCGTCGTGCTGTCATGGCTGAACAAAAGCGCAAAGAAAAAACCGCAAAAAAGAATTCTGCTAACTATCAAGCTAGCGAGATGTATCGAACCACAGACAAACCAGAGGCTTTGAAGCAATTCGAGAGACTCAGTCGTCGCAAAGAATCAAACAGCTTACTTGGTAGGGTAAAGAGTCTTTCCAAAAAAGACGATGCTGTAAGTGGCGTGATGGCAAAAACTCTGCGCTCAGAATGGTCTAAAAAGATTGGTAAGGGCAAACCTGCCCCATTCAAATCTGGCGGCAGTTCCAAAAAATCTTGCCCATGCTGGTGACATATGAAAAAAGGTCTATATGCAAACATTCATGCAAAGCGTGAAAGAATCGCTGAAGGCTCTGGTGAAAAAATGCGCAGAGTTGGTAGCAAAGGTGCGCCAACGTCTGAAGCGTTCAAGCAATCCGCAAAAACAGCCAAAATGAAAGACGGCGGGGTTAGCCTCGCTGTTGGTCGTGGTGAAAAGCTTCCTGCAAAGCAAGGCGCTGGTTTGACTGAAAAAGGTCGTGCCAAGTACAACCGCGAGACAGGATCAAATTTAAAGGCTCCACAACCCCAAGGCGGTGCGCGTAGAGACTCGTTTTGCGCGAGAATGGCGCCAGTAGCTGAGAAGAGCGAAAAAGGCAGTAGAGCGCGAGCTTCTATGCAACGGTGGAATTGCCCCGGTTGGTAAGGAAATAACATGGCATACAGCGGCACAGTCGGTCAAACAGTCGTCACGGTTCAAAACCTGATTGACAACGGAGCACGTCGGTGCGGTAAGCTTGCTGAAGAGTTGACAGTTGAGCAGATTTTGAGCGCAAAACAATCGTTGTTTTTTGTTCTGAGCAATCTGATCAACCAAGGCATCCAGTATTTTGCTATCAAGAAGCAGGTATACGGGCTTCAGCCGAATAAATACGAGTACATGCTACCTGTGGGTGGGAATGACGTTTTAAACGCCCTATACCGCTGGATGACACGTCCTGTTGGTGCTTACACGACATCGGCAGGTGGTACTGTTGCCAACATCTATGACGGTGACGTCGCAACATACTGCCAACAGTCGTCAGCAAACGGTAATTTTGTAGTTAACTACGGTACCAACGACCCTCAATACATCGGCTCAATTGGCTTCATGCCTTACGTGTCTGGCGGTGGTAGCGCGACATGGAACTATGCGTTCCAAGCATCGACTGACGGCACGACATGGACTACGCTGTACACGGGTACGAACGTTACTGTGACTGATGGACAGTGGATCTGGGAGGATATTGACCCCGGTGCGAACGTCCAGTACTACCGATTCCTCGCTACTGGTGGCACAACATTGGCGGTGCGTGAGTGGTATCTGGGCGTGAACTCCACTGAGATCACAATGTCACGCTTGAACCGCGACGACTACACCAACTTGCCCAACAAGAATTTCACTGCAAATCAGCCATTCCAATTCTGGTTGAACCGCACGATTCCTCAGGCGACGATTACGTTATGGCCTACCCCTTCTGACGCCTTCTATCAAATGACGGTGTGGTATTCAAGCCAGATCGAGGACGTTGGTTCACTAGGTGGACAGTTGGCTATTCCTGATCGCTGGATGTTGGCTATTCAGAGCATGCTGGCTCACCAGATGAGCTTGGAGTTGCCACAAGTTGACTTGGCTCGCATTCAGTACCTTGAAGGTCAAGCTGAGAAATACTTCATCATGGCGGAGCAAGAAGAGCGCGATAAGTCGCCGATCTACTTTGCGCCGAACATTTCGGTGTACACAAGGTAATCATGCCAAGATTCCTGAACACCGAAGGCAATGCTTCGATAGCGATTTTCATCTGTGATCGCTGTAAAATGAAGCGAGCCATTGTTGAAGCGATGCCTGACCCGAATTTCCCGGGTCTCAAGGTGTGTCAACAAGGGTGTGCGGACGAGAAAGATCCATACAGACTTCCAGCACGTAAAACCGAAAGAATTACGTTGCAATATCCTCGTCCAGATGTTAGTGTTGCGACTGATGATAGTTCCTTGGTAACAGGGGGTAATGATCAGTTTATTATTTCCACCGAGGGCAATACCTCCACTCCTGAACAGAATGGAAACCTCGACATTTTGAGTCCTTGATATGGCATCAGCACAAGTACAAATTACACAGCTACCGAACGCAGGCCCAATCACAGGAAACGAACCTGTTCCGATTGTCCAAAATGGCGTAACGGTACAAACAACCACGGGTGCAATTGCCGCATCACCCTCACAGACACAGACGTTCCTGACTAAAAATCTGGAACCAACACTGCCAAACAGTCGTTACTTTTCAACTGATGGCAACTTCAGTCTGACAGACGGCGGTGCGCAGTCGTACTATCGTTTAGAGCTTACAGGTCTTGTAAACGACCTGAACACCATTGGCACTGGAGTTGTTGCCAAAGACAGTTCAAACAATTTGCAAGCACGTACCCTCAGCACAACTGGTGGTGGCATAACTGTTGCAGATGGTGACGGTAGTTTAGGCAATCCAACATTTTCGTTGACAGGTATTTCAAGTGCAATTGCAAACATTGGTGTTGCGACAGGCTTGCTGTCAATTCAAAACGGAACTACAGCAACGGCTGTCAACATTCTTGGCACAGCAAATCAAATTGCTGTAGCCAACGGTAACGGTACTGGCAACCCAACAATTGCAATCGCTGACAACCCAGTTCTATCTGGCACCGAAGGTTTTACAGTTCCTGCTGGAACAAGCGCACAGCGTCCTTCTGTACCAAACAATGGTGAAATTCGCTACAACACAAGCTTGAATCGTTTAGAAGCCTATGTGAACAGTGCGTGGGTCACGATGGGTTCTGGCGATGGTTCTGTGACATCAGTATCAGGTACTGCTGGACAAATTGCTGTTGCAAATGGAACAACTACACCTGTAGTGAGCATTGCTACTGATCCGACGTTGCCCGGAACCGCATACGTGAAACTGCCAACAGGCAGTACAGCCAATCGACCTGTAGTACCGTCTAACGGCATGATGCGCTACAACACAGATACGTCTTTGTTCGAAGGCTATCTGAACGGCGCATGGACTTCATTTGCATCAACTGGTGTTGGTGTTCTGTCAATCAATACTGGCACTGGATTGACTGGTGGCCCAATTACTTCGACAGGCACAATATCGATTGACAACACTGGCGTGACTGCTGGTAGTTATACAGCCGCTGACATCACAGTCAATGCTCAAGGTCAGATCACAGCCGCAAGTAGCAACGCCGCAATCGTAAGCACATTCAGTGCGGGAACGACTGGCTTTACACCTTCATCAGCTACAAGCGGTGCAGTTACCCTTGGCGGTTTCTTGTTCCCAGCAAGTGGTGGTACTGGTGCTCAAACTCTGACGGGTTACGTGTACGGTAATGGCACGACAGCCATGACTGCAAGCACGACTATTCCAACAACTGACTTGAGTGGAACAATCTCAAACGCTCAGTTGGCAAACAGTTCTGTTACGGTAGGTACAACAAACATTGCGCTTGGCGCTACGTCACTCACCTTGGGTGGTTTGACATCTGTTGCTGTTACGCAAGATCCAACAACAAATTTACAGGTTGCAACCAAGCAGTACGTTGACGGTTTGGTCACGCAAGGTATTTCGTACCATGCGCCCGTATACGTTGAGTCTCCAAATACATCAGGCAACTTAAACGCAACTTACAACAACGGCTCGTCTGGTGTTGGTGCTACGTTGACCAACGCAGGCACACAAGTGGCGTTGACAATCGACGGCGTGTTAACAACCGTTGGTATGCGTGTGTTGATCTACAACCAAACCAACCAAGCTGAGAACGGTGTGTACACCGTCACCACTGTTGGTACTGGCTCTACAAACTGGGTACTGACTCGCGCAACTGATGCGGACACTTACGGTCTACGTGACCCAGATGCATTGGGTTACAACGACGCTTTCTTTGTTCAGGCAGGCGCTACAGGCGCTGGTGAGACATACGTCTGCACAACAACAGGTGTGATCACGTTTGGCACAACAGCCATCACGTTTGCCCAGATCTCTTCTGCACAGGTTTATACCGCAGGTAACGGCCTGACACTGACTGGCACACAGTTCTCGTTGACTGCACCAGTTACTGCTGTAAACGGTGGATCTGGTCAGACTTCATACACCACTGGTGACCTGCTGTATGCGTCAAACTCTACGACGCTTTCTAAGCGAGCGATTGGTACTGAAGGCTATGCCTTGAGGGTAACAAGTGGCGTTCCAGACTGGCAATTGCTTGCCACTGGCTTCCCTGTCACATTGCACTCGGGAACAACAGTGGTTGACGTTCCAATTTCAAATGGCTACTTCCCTGTACTATTGCACAACGGCGTTACTACGGTAAACGTAACCTGCTTCTGAGGATTAAAAAATGGCATCGAAATACTCACTTGTTATCAGCGGAACGTCCGTACAGGAACTCCAGATTGGCGACACTTTAAATCTATCTCAAGGGGATAGTTTGCCGTTGACCACTGGTGTGACGGGCGTCCTTCCAACCGCTAATGGCGGCACAAACTTGTCTTCGTTTACCGCCAACGGGGTCATCTTTGCTTCGAGCACAAGTGCTCTAGCTCAATCAAGCGATCTCTCCTATAATTCAGCAACGAGTGTGTTGACTGTTGGGACAGGCACAACTGGCGGCATCTCTGGAGGAACCTTCTAATGGCGGCAACGAATTTCACACCTATTTCGCTGTACTACAGTACAACAGCGACAACAGTCCCATCTGCTGGCAATTTGGTCAGCGGTGAGTTGGCATTAAACATTGCCAATGCTGACATGAGTATTTACACAAAAAATGCTTCTGGCACTGTTAAGCGTTTGTTCAACAATCCTGCCGCATTAAAGTACCCGACAACGGACGGTTCAGCAGGTCAAGCAGTGGTGACAGACGGCGCGGGTAATCTGACGTTTGGTGCCGCAGGTGTTTCAACAGGTAAAGCCATCGCGATGGCGATGATTTTTGGATTCTAAGGAGCTATCATGGCAGTCAATATCGTTAACGTAACCGTCATCAACGGCATTACTGATGGATTGCTTCCATCTGGTACAAGTGCCGTGGTGCTTTTGCCAAACCCAACAGCCACAAACGTGTTCAAAGTTGACCAAATCATGGTCGCTAACGTCACGTCTAGCGCGGCGACAGCTACAGTTCAATACTACTCAAACGCTAGTGTGGCAAAAGGTTCTGCCCCATCTGGTGGTTCTGTTGTGTCTACTTTGGCTTATCAAGTTTCAGTACCCCCAAATTCAACTGTGATTGTTTCCGATAAAACTACTGCGTTCTACGTGGTTGACGGAAATTCAGTTACCGTGACTTCTGGTACTGGTTCGGCATTAAGTTACACAATTTCCTACGAACTTATCACAGCACCTTGATAGGAGCATCTTATGACGATGCGATATACGGGAGGCATTCTCTCGGCTGGGATTGATGGCATTAACCAACCTGTAACACAGGTGGAGTACCTTGTCGTGTCTGGCGGCGGTGGTGGCGCAAGTTCGTCAATGGCTAGCGGAGGCGGAGGAGCTGGAGGTTTGTTGACTGGCGTTGGATACCCTGTTACGGCTGGTACAGCTATTACGGTTACTGTTGGCGCAGGCCAACCTGTTGCAACTGCTTCTGCTACAAACGGAAATCCTTCTGCATTTGGAAACATTTCTCCAAAAGGCGGCGGTAATGCTAATGCTCAAGGAAGTCTTTACGGTGTTCCCGGTGGTAGTGGTTGCGGCGCAAACTACGGCGACCCTGCTGGATTAGGTACTGCGGGTCAAGGAAATAATGGTGGATTAGGTTCTTCTGTTCCATACTATGTTGGCGGAGGCGGTGGTGGGGCAGGCTCTGTAGGCGGTGCAGGCGCTCAAGGAAATTATTACCAACGTCCCGGTGCAGGCGGAGTGGGGTTGTGCTCAAGTATTACAGGACAGCGCGTTTTTTACGCTGGTGGTGGTGGTGGGGGCGCTTACGAATGTGAAGTTAACACACCCCCAGCTCGTGGGGGGGCTGGTGGCGGTGGTAACGGCGTAGGTCGAGATGCATCTGGCGTTTACATTAGAGCTACCGATGGAGCCGCCAATACTGGTGGCGGTGGTGGTGGAATGGGTAGCAACCCAGCCGCCCAAGGCATTGGTGGAAACGGCGGTTCAGGAATAGTCGTTATTCGTTACCCTTCGTATTTAAACGCCGCCGCATCAACAACAGGTTCTCCTGAAACATACATTGTCAACGGATGGCGCGTGTACAAGTTTGTTGCCTCTGGCACTATCACATTCTGAGGTTTTATGGCAAACGGTTTATTTAATCTCAAGCAAGTCATGCAAGCGGTTCAGCAAGGTGGTTGGACTGCGCAAAAGCCTCCACAAGTTGAATATTTGGTAGTTGCTGGCGGTGGGGGTTCAGCATACGATCGTTCTGGAGGTGGCGGCGCTGGGGGCTTACTGCAAGGTGTTGACCCTGTACCCAATGGTCAGACTTTATTAGTCACTGTTGGCGGTGGGGGAAACGGTGGAAGTTCTGGTAACTCAGGCACCAACGGTTCAAATTCTGTATTTGGGAACATTATTGCTACAGGTGGCGGGGCAAGTACGTATAGCCCTACGCCCGGTTCACAGCCCGGAAACGCAGGCGGCTCTGGTGGCGGCTCTAGTTTAAGGGCTGGTTCGCTGGGGGGTCAAGGGATTGCTGGGCAAGGAAACGCTGGTGGTTTTAATCGTGTTACCAATAGCACTGGTTATGGTGGTGGCGGTGGCGGTGGCGGCGCGGGCACTGAGGGCTACCCTTCAAATGACCAAACGGCAGGAAACGGTGGGTCAGGTGTTGCTTCGGTTATTTCAGGAACAGTAACTGCTTATGCTGGCGGAGGTGGCGGTGCCGCTTCTTATAGTTCCTACCTACCCAAAGTTGCAGGTATTGGAGGCGCTGGTGGCGGCGGCGCTGGGACTGCCACTCAAAATGTGGCAGGAACTGCAGGAACTGCAAACACGGGTGGTGGCGCAGGTGGTTCAGGAGACTCTGGCGTTGGTGCA